CCATCCGGCAGCTTGATTCCCAGCAGTTTGCCTTTTCGCAGCCAGGCCCGAATCGTTTCTTCCCGAACTCGCAGCATTTCTGCCACTTCCCGAGTTGTGTACAATGTTTCACCCATTTGCTTTTCCTCCCTTCTTTGTTATGCTTAGATACGTATACGCACATAAAGCTATTGCACTTGCGTTTGTTTATATGCATTAGCATGTGTCTGTACTAACAATAGTTTATACAAACACGGATGTCAATAGCTTTTTACGTATCTCTATTTACTTTATTGCTTCATTTCCAAATTTATCTTGCATTTCATCATAAGTAAACGTCAAGTCAAGTTCAACGGCCAAATTATTGTTTATCAATTCAGAGATTCCTAGCTTTTCATAAACTTTTATAACGAAAGAGGCGTCCCTTACAATTTTAGTGGCAGCAGTCAAGCAAATTAAAAACATAAACACCTCATGCCAATAATTTCGAGTCTAAACAATTTGTTAGAATTATAGCACAGATGAAAAATCAATTATTTCCGCTCAATAAATGCAACTTGTTCTAAAAAAAAGAGCCCCCAACCCGAATTACTCCGAGTCGAGGGCTTTTTCATGTCTCGGTAAAAGGTCCCGGCTGTTCTTTGTCGGGTGATACGGACACCGGACAAGGTCACGGTCATCGCACTGATGGTCTATTGTCGCCAGCACACACAGCCGGTTACAGTAAGGGCACCGGAACACTGGCAGCTGGGACCACATCAACCATACCAGGTCCGAGGCCGTCCGCTGTCCATGTGTGTGAATGTGCGGTATTTGCCAAGTCCGCCACGCCGGGCCAGCAGCAGGCCAGTGAAAATAACAGTAGGGCTGATGCCATCAAAGTAGAAATCTACCGCATAGCCTTTGGTGTGCAGGCTGTCCGGCGCCCCGCCGATACTGGCATTGTACGAAGTTGTACGAAACCCGGAATTGATGTGGGCTGCCCGCTTGCGCTTGGTTCGCTCGGTCTGGAGCCGCTTGACGGTGGTCAGGCAGATCAGAATCTTGTCGCTGCCATCCTTGCAGGCGAATTCCCGGACGTAGAAGTTCGGGCAATCTTCGCGGACCAGCTTGTGACCGTCCCGGGCCAGAGAGAACTCACGCACAGAATGCAGGGCATCCCAGGTCTGTGGCCCGACAATGCCATCGACATACAACCCGTTGTCCTGCTGGAATGCTTTGACAACCTTTTCGGTACCGCCGCCAAAGTCACGGTCGACGGTGATCTGGTATGCGCGATCCTTTAGGATCTGTTGGATGTCTCGCACATCGTCAGAATAGTCGCCGCGTCTGATCAGCCGAACAACGGGCACCCCTCTGATGATATCCTGCAAGACAATGAAGCTGGTCCTTGGATTGATGTAATCCATGTCCAAGGCCCCGGCAAACATATCCGTGCTCTCAAGTCTGCCCTGGCTGGAATACTGATGGATGTCCCAGCGATAGGGATAATCCGTCTTGCCAGGTTCTTTTGTGTAATGCGCCAGCCAGATCACACACTCAAGCGGAAATCGCTCCGGTTGCATCTTGAACCGCAGCCAGTCACGGCTTGCATACAGGCCCGGCACAAAACCATTTTTGATCAGGACCTGGCAGTCGTTGACCAGGTAATCGGTCATCTGCTGAGGCGAGCACGCAGCGATCGGCCGCGAGGCCCCGACATCAGACGGATGCTCGAAGTCCAGGAACGCCAGGCCGGTGAAGTTTTTTAATACCAGCAGCGGCTTGATGTGCCTCAAAAAGTTCTGCAACTCGGCGTCGTGCTTAGCTTTTTCCTGATAATAGAAAAAGTGATAGACAGCAAACTTTTCATCCGGATGAGCTTTCAGCCAGGCCAGATTATCGGCCCATTCCTTGTCCGTGTCGTTCATGCCATGACTGGGCCTGACGATGACAAAATCGATTTCGGCCTTTGCTTTTTCCCACGGGAAATCTTTTTGATGGTGGGAAATGTCGATGATGGTTTTCACGTGGCCCTCCTTCATTCGTTCTGGTCGGCTTCTCCGTCATCAATCGGCACTGTATCAGTCGACTTGGCTTTAAGCTGCTCGAACGACTTGCGCACAATGTCAGGCAAGGGTACCCCCATGATGCCCATATTCTCAATTACAGAAAGACCCTCGTTGCCAATAAAAAATAAGATCACCGCCGTCCGGATCATGCCAGGAGAGTGCAGCGAAGTATCCAGCTGGTGGGCGATCAGCACCGATATAAGTATTAGCATTTTGCGACACAGCCCTTTGAAGCCCGCTCGACTCTCAAGCGCCCCTCCGCTTGACTTTGGCGACCGCTGCCATACTGCCGCGATCATTAGGCCGGTGATGTAGTCCGCCGCCATGATGATAATCAAAGTTGTCATGGCGCTGTCCCACCCCCCGATCGCTTTTGCGATCCCGGTGCCGACAGCGGCAAGGACCAACAGGATTACGTTTTTGATCTGCATGATTGTCATTTTTTATAACTCCTTTCAGCCCTTGTTGGGCATGGTATCCTGGTCATTGTCCGGACAGTAGTCACAGCTGCCGTCCGGGTTGAGAGTTACCCAGTCTTGGATCTTGTCGCAGTATGGCCAACCAGTGACGGTCTGGCAGTTTGGGCAGCCGGTGCATTTGGTCATGATTCACCCCATGCAAAAGGACCGCCCCGAAGGACGGCCCCTTGCTTCTTAATACTCTGAAATTGCGAACTACGATAATCTGCGTCCGACATAGATACCGGTTAGAAACGCCATAAGTAGACACGTTATTATAACACTCATAACATACACGCCTTGGCGGTTTCTGTGGCCAATTTGGTGTTGCAATCGAACCCGATCATGCGGGGTATGTCATTTCGATTACAAATTGTGCCTTGAGCTGACCGCCGTTTGGAATGGAAACCGGAGTCGGCAAAACGTCACGATTTTGCAATAACCTGGGCGTAGAGTAATCGCTAACCAATCCAATTTCCTTAACCGTTATTTCCGCACCGGAGTTGTTGTTGATATATCTCACCATTGTTCCGGTCATCTTTTTTGTGCCAGAATCATAACTAGCTATTGTAGCGTTCTGGGCAGTATATGAAAGTTGCCCGGCCCCGGTTCCGTTTGCTATTAACGCGCCGAGCGTATGGCTATTCAATGATTCTGCCGCATCAGATGTTCCGACTAATATTCCCTTGACCGTAGATCCAAGCGGGCCGATAAAAGCACCATTTCCAAGTGAAAACGTTGTTGAACTGAAAACAGTTCCACTGGTTTGTTTGCAAGCCAGATAACCCGCGCCAAAAGTTTCGCCTAGGTAGCTTGTCGGAGTATCTGTAAACAAACAAAATAGCAGATTATAAAAATTTCTAGTCCATGATTTTGATAGTAGTTCGTGCCGTTCGAGTTCCTGTCCATCTCTGTCAAAAACAGACAGTTTAACAAAAGCCTTTGGAGGATTGAAAACGTGCGTATCTAGACAGTCGCGCGTGATTCGGTCTAGTTTTATCAGTTCATCTTCTGTGATATGATTGTAAAATCTCATCGTTTTCCCCTTTATTTATCAAACTATGGTTGCGCTTGCGGCAATTCCCATAATTGGCATTGATTCGGTTACAACGGGTGACTTGATATGATTAAACGTTCCTGTAACCTTACCGGTTGCAATATAAGCTGTAACGCCCTCTAGAACTTGATCGGCAGTTGCAGTAGCATCAGATGTGTCCGTTCCACCGGATCCACCACGTTTAATTAATAGCCCATCCATACTCAAACTCCCTTAATAAACAAATCAATGTTGGATGTCGGCACAGCAGTTGCGTAAGCTGTAATCTTGTTTGTTCCGCTCACGACACGGTAAAGCAAACCAAATGCGGTTATCATTGCCTGTTCTGCCGTGTAATCAACACATTCCGAAAGGTCTACATCTACAATTGGAACGATAGACGCTGTCATGCCGGTTGCTGTGACATCTTGAGAGTATGGTGCGGAAGATCCAACCCAACTTGCCGAATCAAGTGTTCCTGTCCATGACCTCTGAATAGCCGCCAATTGCGAACGTGCGCCGCTGTCATAACCGTCTAATTGTCTAAACATGTCTCACCTCACAGCCAGCAGATGATCTGCGCCATTTTACCGGCTGCAGACGATGCCAAATAGATCGTGACCGTATCCAGGTTGACATTCTCCTCGACATACTCGATGTTTTGCGGCATTTTCATGTAAGGTGCAGTCGGCGTGGCGACCTTGCCTGTGGCATAAGCAAATCGCAGATTGTCGGTTGCGATCCCATCCATAACCGATACGGCAAATCGCTTGGTGCCGTTTGGCAATGCCTGGCTGTACTCAGTGTCAGCAGCGGTTAATGCCACGTTCAGGATGCTCGGCGTGGTTGGTGCCCAGCTTGGAGCTGTTGCCCCATTGTTTTTGTAGTTGCTCATTCTTGACTCCTTTCAGTTATAACCTTGCTCGTTTCCATGTTTCAGTTTCCAGGCGTCTGATGTTCCTGCATCTTGATCTTGCTCCGCTTGTACCGATATAAGCTTTGTAAGTCCAAGTCGCATTGTCTGGGGCATATAGCAACGTCCTTCCATCCGCCATCATTAACCCATATACGTCTTCCATGTCTGGCTCGACATATTCTGGGGTTCCAAATCCGACGGCCGTTCCGTCGAGCATTATTTGGACGTTGACAAGTTTCCAGTTGTCTTGGTCAATCATGTAAGCCGATATCGTGCCGACTGCATTTAACATCAGCACTGGACGATTAAATATATTGACAAACTCCAGCGTGTAATTTGATCCAAAAGTTATTGTTGTTCCCGATACGCTCCCGACAACTGCGCCAAAATAGGAGTCAGCAGGTGATATCGAATTTGATCGCCTATACCCAATAAAAAAACTATCTGTTTCAATGGCAATGATTTCAAGCTTGTCCGTGCTTTCGCTTCTGAATGTGCTTTCCGAGCCGAGGGTGATTGTGTCACCGCTTACCGATCCAGCTATGGCTCGCCCGTAATAGCTCAAAGAGTCTGGATAAGCCACAATAAATACACTGCTACTCATGGCTGTCACTCGCTGATATTGGACAAAGTCACTGGTGAATGTCTTTTCTGTGCCAAATGACAACGATGATCCGCTGATTACTGCAATCCTTACTCTTCCGGTGTTGCCTGAATAAGCAACATAGGTGATTACAACATGAGTGCTATCAAGTGTGGCAAGACTGATTCTTCGAGTTGTTCCAGCCCGGAACGTCGCCTGCGTGCCATAACTGATGGTGGAGCCACTGATATCCGCTATCCTGGCATAACCATAATTGCTAGATGGTGCATATCCGATCAGTACTTTTGTGCTACTCAGGACAGCGACATCCAGATAAGATGCTGCACTGGCGTAAAACTCGTATTCGTCGCCAAGTGTTATTTCGCTTCCAGAGATCGTGCCAATTCGTGCACAGCAGGCGCTTCCATTTGTGTAGGCGATAAAAAGCAAGTTTTCTGTTAGTTCCCTGATGACAACATTGTAAATGTCGCCAAGGTCTGCTGCACTGAAAAATCCTCCGGACCCGCCAACCCATGCGCTGCGCACTCTTTCCCATGCAGTGGCGCCCATAAACTTAATCGCACCCATATCAATACACCCATGTGGATCCGGTTGAAATAAACTCACACGACTGCCCCGCTGACAGCGTTTTTGTAGTCATGCCAGCATACTGGACAGTGATGGAATTTGATCCATCAACATTAAACACCTTAAACATCATGCCGGGCTGCGTCGCGTCAGGAAGAGTGATATCAGTCCCACTTCCGCTTCCCAGTACCACCTCCGCGCTGCCGAGAACAAGCGAAGAATCCTCAGTAACAGACTGCACATCATATCGACTGTAGTCGTTCGTATCAATCCAGAGGGATTTTTCCTCAGCATCTTCCGGCTCATCATCTTGGACATACAATCCGCCAAATGAGTCGCTGATGATTTTGTCAGCATAGATTGCCCCCCAATGATGATCAGCGTCTCCCAGATAAGGTTTTGCCCCGCTTTCGGCTGCAACTGGGATGGCATAGGCATAATGGTATGTGGTGTCGTCAAACTTGGCCCTGCCCTCAACGGTGAGGGTAATTTCTTCGGTTGAGTCAGCCGGGTGAATCGTCAGATATTGAGCTGCAAGCCCATTTCCAACGCTGTATGTCAGATCGCCATCAGCGAATGAAAAGCTCCCATCATCAAGGTTGATGTTGGTGTACCCATCAGCATCAGCTAAAACACCTGTGATGATCCACTCTGCTGTCAGCCCTATAGCGGCAATGTTTTTCATCACCATGTTGCCAGCTGCCGTATAGCCGGATTCCCATACAGTTGTCTCGTCATCTCCAGTGTATTCATCTGTCCAGGCAAAGGCATCGATCGTTTTCTTGTAGACTGTCGATGATTCTTCCAGGAGGGATTTATCATGGGTGTATACGATCCTGGCCCCTTCGTTTTCAGGATCATCAATCACTGTTGTATAAAAACCATGAGAATTGGCGATAACTTCATTCAGTTGAATGGCGGCTTGCAGATAAGGCGACAGGTCAGGAGTGGTCTCTGATGCAATCTTTTGAATGACTCGCTGCTGCTTTTTAGTAAACACTCCAGCGGATGCCCATCCACTGCGCTGTACGGACTCGCCAACGGCCGCCATGGCAGACAGGCCATTCATAGCAAATCGATGTTTCATGACATAGCTGTAGACAGTCAAACCGGCTGCATCTGTGATGGTCAGCTTGTCACCTGGCCACACATGCGGCAGGCAGCAGGTTGTGAAAGCAAATGGCGTGTATTCAAACCCGCCCACTTTGGCATATATCGCAGCGATTACTGTTGCTGCGTCATCAGGATCCAGAAGGTCATTGCCTTCAATCGCAAGCGCATAGGTTTCCGTTCCTGCAACCTCTTCCGTGTCATCACCAAGATACACAACCCCCGTGATTGTGATGCTGTTTTCATCCATCTGATAGCCGTCTCTTCGGCGCTCATTGGCAGTGATTGGGATCACGGTTGTTCCTTGAGACTCGCCATACCAGGTCAGCCTTAGCTCGCCATTGTGGTCGATCCAGGCATTACAACCAGCCAATTCCGCAATCCAAGCAACAACCTTACGCCAGGTCAGATCACCGTCCTCGTTGCCCACCGTAGCACAGACGTAGGTGCTGTTTGTGAAGCTGGAAGTGTACAGTGTGACTCCGCAGGCCGTGCACGCCTGTGCCAACAAAACCGCCAGTGTAACCCCGCCAATTTCTGCGCTGCTTATGTACTGGTCGAACTTGGCCATGTAATCAAGCGCCCGAATTGTAAGGATTGATTTTTTGCGCGGAATTTCATCAACGATGAACTTGCCAAGCCTCAGGGTTTCAGCGCCAACAACCTTATCAACAGTCAGTACAGCCCCTTCAAACCGAAACGAGTCAAAGCGGCGGTCATGGTTGTCCAGGCTGAAAACCAGCTCGGATATTTCAACGTTTCCGATCTCGATGTTTGAACCAGAAACCCAGTTGCGGTCCAGGGAAAGCGAGTCACGGATAATGTCGGCTTGCGTCAACGTCAAAGTATCCTCAATGCCGGCCACATCAATTGTGATACCAACCAGGTGCCCAGATTTTAAAATATCGAGCGCTGTTGTGCTGATTGTCTGCATCTTAACTTATCCCCTGCTGTTTCAATGTCAGATCAATTCCATCCCATAGTCCGGTCAAAACATTCAGCAATGGAGCTGTCTTTGCCTCGACAACAAACACCTTGGATGCCGAAGCACCTGTCTTCGGATTCAAAAAAGATACCAGGACATATTCGTGCCCAAATGCTGACAGAATGACAGCTGCTTCTGCTGTTGTTAGTCCGGACCACCCTACATTGAGGGTGATCCGTTCGCCAATCTTCATCCGGATAGTTTCTCCGGCTTCATTCTCGCCTGATGACGATGACAAAACATCCTCAAGCCCAAACTCATACTTAGACAGGTTTGCAAAGCTTGTCACCGCCGATCCGGTTGGAGTGCCAGCATAATTAACAGGTGTAACAGATGTAATCGCTGATGCCATGTCACACCCCCACAGGAACGATCACTCGCCCGGCACGCTGGTTCTTTCTTTTGATGTCCTTTACCGTCTGGTTGTAGACACCATCTAGGTATAGATGGATGGTTGTTGTTCCATCGGCTTGCGGCATTTGCTGGATTGTTCCAGCCTGGATCTTGGCCACAGCCTCGTCCAAACCACGGATCATCTGTGTGTTGCGTGCAGCCGCTGACTGATTGGTCGTGACATTGATGCTGGTCGCAAAGTCCTTTGGTACTGCATCCTGCATCTTTTTGGTAACGTTGCCCATCTCGGCATCGAAGCCAACCCCAAGGCCAAGCGCCAGATTCTTTCCAACAATGTCACGGAACACGGTTGATGGTGACTGAATACCAAAGAAATTCTTAAACTGGCTGACAACATTGCCTGCAACCGACTTGATAGTCGATCCGATGGCCTTTACGCCCTCTACCAACCCGCCAGCTAGCCCTTTAAGGATATCGACGCCGATCTGTCCCCAGTCCTGTTCCATCAGACCGTTGATGATAGCATTGATAATCTCCGGCAATGCCAGGATGATTGCAGGAATGGCCTTGGGCAAACCAACAGCCAAAGCAACGATCAAATCGATGCCAGCAGTGATTAGTGCCGGTAAATTGTCGGTTAAACCCTTTACAATCACGGGAATCAGAGCGACAACCGTATCGAGCAATTGTGGGATAGCGTTTGTTATGCCACCAATTAGTCCAATCAAAATCTGAAAACCTGCAGTTATGATGGTTGGAAGGTTCTCAATCAGCATGTCACCAATTTGCTGGATGATTCCAGGAAGCATTTCCATCAATTGAGGGATGACAACGTTTATACCATCAAGCAAGCCCATAAAAAGTGTGATGGCACCTTGAGCAAGCAAGGGAACAAGCTCAGGCACAAAATCAATGAGCCCGTTAATTAGATTGTTGAACCCATCAATCAACACCGGTAAAACATCGTTGATCAGGACGGGCAGCACGGCGGATATTGCTCCAATGATTGCAAAAATAACTGCATTGAAACCAGCAATGTACTTTGGCAGGTCCTTGGCAAACCCTGATATGATGTTCATCAGGCCGTCAGTAAGGCTTTTTCTGAGTTGGACTTCTCCTTCATGCAAGCCTTCACCTGAAAAGATCTTTGACAATGATCCAGTGATATTTGGCAGCTCAGTGTTAATCACGCCTACAGCCTCTCCCAAGCTTCCTGCAAAGATACTTCCAAGGATATTGCCTGAAGCGCTTGCAGTTGACTGCATTTGATCTATGCCATCGCTAAACTTGTTGACATCGTCGAGGGCTTTTTGCGACATGATCAGTCCGGCTTGTTCAGCTTCGTCACCAATTTTTTTCAAAGCGTCTGCGCCACCAAGGATAAGAGGGTTCAAATCTTGGGCAGATTTGCCGAACAACTCCATCGCCAAGGCGTCTCGCTCGGTTTCATTTGACATTTGACCGAGAGCATTGATTGCATCATTGAATACTTCTTCGTTGTCCCTTAGCTCACCGTTTGAATCACGCACCTGAATGCCAAGTCTGGCAAACGCTTCTCCTGTTCCCTTAGTAGGATCCGTTGCAGACGCCATGTTCCTTGTCAGCTTTGCCATTGATCCGGTCAATGTCTCCAGCGGCACGTCGATCTGCTCTGATGCAAACTGGAATTTCTGGATTTCTTCGGTTGATAACCCTGTCTGCTTTGAGATGGTGTTGATATCATCTGCTGCTTTGGCTGATTTGACAGCCATTCCAACGGCTGCCGTTCCCGCCGCAACAGCAGCGCCTGTGTAGATAGCAAGACCTTTTCCGGCAACTTCAACAGCAGTGCCAACAGTCTTAACTCCAGCTGAAGATATGCCCCCGGCAGCTTTGCCGACATTTTGTAGACCTTTAGCAACGGGTGCGAGCTTGTCCAGAACTGCCTGAACTTTGACTTTCACACCTTCAAAAGCCGTTCCAATTACGGAAACGCTTTTCTGCTCTTTTTTTAGAGACTTCAAGCCTGCTTCAGCTTTGACAATTTCTCTTTGAAGAGCCCTAAATTGGTCAGCATTCTTATCGGTGACTACGGTTTCCTTCTCTGCTTTTTTCAAAGAATCAAGCCGTTCTTTGGTCTGCTTGATGGCATCTGTCAGCAGCTTTTGTTTTTGAATTGCCATGGTAATATTACCAGGGTCCAAACTGGCTGCTTTATTTACAGCGGCAAGTTCCTTGTGGGCGTTTTTGGCCTCAGTCTCCATAGACTTCAATGCCTTCTGAAGAGGCGCAGTGTTGCCACCAATTTCAATAGTTATTCCCTTGATGCCCTTCGCCATGCTTCTTTTCTCCGCCCTTTCTCGCTGTATTTGTCTCTGAGCGCCCCTCGATCCGGGTCCTTCTGTTCCATCAACCAGCATTTTTCCAGGTATTCCTGGCCGCTTTCCGTTTGATTGAGCGCATGAATGTAGGCATCCCTGCGGTAAAGCAGATACACATCTAATGGCAGCTCATCAATCTGGTGGAAATTCAGTCCGGTATGTTCATGGACCAGCCGTTCCCAGATCGTAGTAACCTGGTATTTCTGGTCATCATCTTCTTGACCCGGAATGGAGGGGATTCTCAGTTTGGGTCTGAACTGGCTCCGCTGGCAAACTTCATGTAAGCCGTGAACACGTTCATCAGGTCTTCAAAATCAAGAATAGATTCAACGTACTCAACATCGACCTGATCATGCTCAAGGTTGTTTGAAAGCGTGGTCGCCAGCAGCCCGTAGATTTCATTGACTGTCTCGATGTCATTCACCTGAAGGTTGGTTATCCTGGACTGGATACCCACCAAGGCGTCAAAAACAGCCTTAGTGGGCATCCGAAGCCGCAGTTCTTTCCCATCGATCAGCTTGATATCCATCGTCCGTTTTGCGGTTTTGGTCAGATCAAGCATTTATCCACCTCAAGCCTTAGACACAACAGTGGTCTTGCCGCCTGCCATCGCCAGTGTGTCTTCATCCACTTCACAGACAGCAATTTCGTTGCCGGTCGTGGCGGTGATATCATCCGTGCCATTCCAAGCGGTCCAGCCGGTTGTGAGGTCATCTCCGAACGCAGGCAGTGCCACCGTGGTATCTGTCTTGTAGACATAGGTGCAGCCACCCGTCAGAGCCGGGACAACGGTCAGTGCGGTCTTGCCGGTTGTCGCGCCGGCCACAGATGTGACCACGAGCGGGTCAAGAGCGATTTCTTCCTCATAAAGAACCAGGGTGCCATCGTCATCATGCGGCACAGCCTTGAACTCGACATCGAGCACGGTTTCCTTGTCCTTGGCAAAGGCAAACGAGAAGCCGGTCGTGTTGGTGCCGACAACTGTGATCCGGATATCTCCATCGGTCGTGTCTTCATGGACAAAACGCAGGACGTAGTTGTCATTGTTCTGGTTGACAATGCCGCCGAACTTGACCGTGCGCTTGGTGCCGGTTTCAGTGACGCGAGCGGTCGCGCAGAGCTTTGAGAGCGTGCGGCCGTTCCAGGTCATGACGCCAGATTTCAGGATGACTTCTTCTTTGGTCATGATGTTCTTTTTAGCCAGGCCGAGGTCATCCTCTGCGGTGTAGAACTCCGGTTTGTATTCCAGAGTTGCGCCGCCTTGGATATAGCCAAGCATATTCTGCTCAACTTCAAGCGTGCCATCTGCCGGAATGGATGCTCCATCCCAGACAGCAATGTACAGTTTGCCGGAGCCCAGGACGATCTTTTCTTTTGCAGTCGCCATGTTTATTTCCTTTCTGTTAATGCGAATGAGTACACGGTCTGATAGAACTTTTCACTATCAATCCATGTCCGGGTCTTTGTGTGTTCCACAGGCAATGCGTCCAGCAAAACCTCTATCCTGGCTTCGTTGGCCGTGTCAATGGATTCCGAATACAGCTCGATGTCAACTTCACGGTCGACAATTAAATTGGCTAGATCCCCGCCGCGGGAAGTGACCTCTTGCGTAAACAAGATGTATGGCAGCGCGGGCGGCGCTTTAAAGTGGTCTTCTTTGACAGGCAAACCGATCGCGGCCAGCCAGCTACTTAGAATTAGCACGTGCAATCGCCTCCTGCGCTACTTCATCCATGCGCTTCTGCGCCAGATCTTCGCCATATTTGATGTGAGGATATGCCCTTGTTCGCCCACCGCCTCTAAGCGCATGACCCTTCTCAAGCAAGTGAGTCAACCGGAAATGCGGGGCCCTGACATACCAGGTCTTGACTTTTGAAAACCGGCCATCAACAGTTGTTTTCAAACTCATCGATTTGACATAATCCCCTGTTGGCTGGTTAAAGGAAACGTGAGACTTGATTTCTTCGACAACTTCCTTGGCAACCTGGTCAACCGCGTTTTTCACTTCGGTTGCCACGGCGTCGGAATAGTCTTGCAGTTGTTTGGCAAGCTCAGCCGCAAAAAAATCAATCTTAACGTCCATGTCTTACCACCGTCCTGAGCTTGAGCCATTTGTTTTGAAACATGAAATTGTCTGGCGGAGCGATGACGTCATATGTCAGGCCACGAAAAATTATTCTGGTCGTACGAGGATCCAAGGCGGCAAAATCATCCGAGTATCGAATTTCAAACTCGACCTGATTTCGCGTTTGCTCTGCTCCACCAACGGTTGATTCAGACCCGATTGCGCCATTGGCCTTGGCTTTGCAGTTCGCCAGCTTCTCCCACTCTTCGCTTGAATTCAAAATCTGAATTTCAATTAAATGCTCCAAGTTATAGGCGTTCATAGAATCCCACCATCCTCCAGCGATGTCTTGAGATGGATCATTAGGTAGGAGATTCGGCGGTCCATGATTTCGGTTGATATGCCATCCCAAGACTGGATAAGCATCAGTTTGGCCAGTTCAATCGCATTGGGATCCGGGTCAGATCCATCTGTCGGGGCAGTGTATCCACTGCCCCGTTCGATTGATTTTTCGACTGACTGTATTTTGGCAGTCAGCTCAGCCTCATTGACCGAATCCTCATATTCCTTGAGGACAAGGATTGCGGTTTCAATACTGAGGATCACGGTCTCACCTCCGGTCAGATTGTCAGTTCAATGTCAACAGCAGTGCCGTTCAGCGAGCTGTTGAGAGTGACACCGTTCGATTCAAGATCGGTCGGGCTGACAGTAACGGTCGGCGCTGTGCCTTCCTTCGCCTTGTTCAAATAGGCCGCCTGAACTGTGTTGCGGTCCAGCTTGGTCGGAAGGCCGATTTTGCTGCCGAAGCCGATCGCCGTTGTGGCGCCGGTCCCATCATGGGCAGGAATCGTGATTTTGGTGACAGTTGCAAAGATCTTGGAACCAGTCACAATTCCAGCGGTATCAACGGTGAACGCGGGCAGATCTTCACTGATCGCCTCGCCTGCCATGTTGGTTCCCTCAACGGTTACCTGGATTGCTTTGATGTCTCCTGCGGTACCGCCAGCAGTTGCTGTGATGTTTCTGGGGAAAGGCGGGTTTGTGATGCCAGTTGTGATCTCCTGCTCTTCACCGGTATCCGTAACAGCAGCGTGAACCCCGGTGGCAGAAGCTGCAGCCGCTTGGGCTGCAGTCAGGGACAGTGTCACAGGCACCCGGGCATCCAGCTGGTAATCAGGTGCATCCGTCATGACATTGATGCCAGACGAATTAAACGGTTTTCTGGTCATGTCCTACCTCCGTTTCTTAGACGACTTTGATTTCGCGTTTGACGACAGCAGCGGAATCAAACCCGACAGCGTCCAGCCTGGTTATGCCGCGGACTTCGATGGCATATCGAGACCAGGCATTACCGCCAACGTCAGTGCTGGCCATCTCCAGCGGATTGCGGCGGAACAGGGTGCCGAACTGCTTGAAGTCACCGACATAGACCGGTGCCAGCGTGTCGCTGCCACTGGTGCGGTTAGCCAGCATGGCGTCACTGAGCATGATAACGGGCTTGCCCTTGAAGCTCATGCCAGTGCTTGCGGTCGGGTCGGGCTGGAGGATCGGACGACCAACGGCATCTTCAAGACCATCCAGGACAGCAAAGCCAGACTGGTTGGTGATGATCGATGCACCGGCAGCGATGTTCGGGTCCAGGGACTTGTTGAGCACGGTCTTGAGGCCAGTCACTTCACTGCCAGAAGTGAGCGTGGTCGGGCTCAGCGTTGCCAGCAGGGTATTGAGCAAGGTGTTCTCGGTGATTGCCTGCTTCTTGCCAAACCAGCGGGCCAAGTAGGCAAACAAGCCAGCAGTTTCGTCGGCAGCCAGTTCTTTCGACACAGGCACAATTAGGCCATAGGTATCGAGCGAATAGCTGATCTTGCTGAACAGCGGCTGATCATCCTGAGGGACACCGTCAGAGTGTACTTCACCGGACAGCTGGGTGAAGCCAGTCGTCGGAGCGGTGTCCATCGGCCGCCAGCCAGTGGCAGCGGTGACGTTCTCAGAATTGAAGTAGTTGGCCAGGCTGATAAGCTGGCGCTGCTGTTCGTTGATCATTGTCTGGATGTCGACCGGGACCAGGAAACCACCGTCTTCACCAGCAGGAGAACCGCCGCCAATGGTCAGAGCAGCGAGAAGCGGCTTGACCTGCTCGATGCCAACCGCGTTTTTCGGAGTGATGCCGTTTGCGATCGCATACGCGAAAGCCCGGGCATATTCCTTTTCAGAGCGGATCGATTGGGATTTGCTCATGAGAATGTCTTCCTTTGCTTTGTTGGCCAGGATGTCTTTTTCGGAGACTCCGAAGCGGTTTTCCTCATCCTCGATAGCCTGAAGAGCACTGATTTCTTCATTCAGCGCTTTGATTTCGGCCATTTTGGCATCATAGGCAGCTTTGTCCTTGGAATCGAGTGCAGCGGTTGCCGCAGCGATCAGGCCGGCCCGGGCGTGTTTCAGTTCGTAAATTTTCTTCATTCTTTGTTTCTCCTTTCAGAAACGCACATTTTCTATGTCAAGCAGGGCTCGGCCCTTGTCTTGCCAATCACATTCCGGACTCTGTCCGGGTGTCTGTTCAGCCTTGGCCAGCTCGTAAGCTTTCCGCAGCTGTTCGATGTTCATGTTTTTAGCCGATGCAAAGATCCGCATGGACGAATCCTGCATTGCTTTAACAACCTGTCCAGGCACCTCGCCAAAGAGAATCTCATCAGCAAAGCCGTTTTCAAGCGCCTTGCCTGCGTCCATCCATGTCGAAGCATCCATCATCGCCTGCAGGTCTTCACGGCTTTTTCCGGTCTTCGTTGCATAGGCGTTTATCTGGACTTCGTTTGCAGTCCGCAGCATTTCAGCCGCCGATTCCATTTCGCGATAATCGCCTTCGCCATAGGACCAGGCATTGTGGATCATCATCATGGCCACAGGGCTCATTTTGATCACTTTCCCGCCCATGGCGACCACCGATGCAGCAGAAGCAGCCAGACCATCCACGATGACAGTCACATTGCCGTGCTCGCGCATTATTGTGTAAATACTTGAGGCAGCAGTCAGTTCGCCTCCGGTGCTGTCGATCCGGATCGTTGCATCACTGTTAGCAGCCAGATACTCTCTGACTTTTTTCGGGCTCACAGCAGGCATTCCGAACCAGTCATACACCATCTGATCCCCGTCATTGACGACTGGACCATTGAAAAGAAATTCATTCACTTAGCGGTTCCTCCTTTCTGAGTGATTAATGTGTCGAAGTATTCACCCATTTTTTCAAGCGGTACGCTATTCAGCGGTGCTATTCTGGTGTCGCCACCTGGTACTTCTGGCAGGTCTTCAAATCCAAGGATGTCATTGACTGAATAGGCACCATTGTTTCGCATGTCTGTGTACCACTTGCCGCGGGCGTTCATATCACCACGAAGCTCAGCGTTCATGTTCACTCTGACCTCAAGACCTTTTCTGATCTCGGTATCAAACAGCAGCTTGAAGGTGTACTCCTCTTCGTATTGCGTGACCGAAGGGTGCAGACCTGACACCACATACTCGATGGCATTCTGTTCATTCGATGAATAACTTTGCTTGCCAGCCTGCAGCTTGTAGAGTGGCACGTTGAAAAATCTCGCTATGTCCTCTATCCCGACTGTCTTTGATTCGATGAATTGAGCATCCTTTTGGCTCATCGATATCTGCTGGTATTTGATGCCATTGTCGAGGACTGCGATTTTGAAAGCGTTGTCAACACCGGAATAGATCGAATTCCATTCTTCACGGATTTTGTCCTTGGCAGGCTTTGACAGATCTACATGCTCCACCGCCAGGATTCCGGAAGGCCTTGCATTCTGGGTGTAAAACTTGCCCTCGAACTGCTGCTGGGCCCGGGCGTTGTTGATGATCTCCGAAGCCCTGGACAGAACTGAGATGCCATGGATCCCATCCTCGGTGTAGGCCTTCAAATGAATGATGTCCCATGACCGGATCTTTCTGATCATCCTGCTATTTGGATCCGAATAGACATACCAAAGCGACCCGTCTGTTGCTTGAATCGGCGTAACATAATCAGCCGGAAGCGGGATTAACTCGATTGGGATTCCTGTTTTTGGACTCCTGATGATTGCCGCGTAGGCATTACCCCATAGAAGCCTGTATGTCTCCATTAATTTTTTGAAAACAAACGGTGTCATGGCTTCGTTTGGTCTAACAGCCAGCAAGTATTTCAGATAGTGATCGTCCAGGTGCTTCTTGGTTGTCCGGTCCATGATGTAAAGGGGCAGCTTACCGATCGAATCAGACCGGATCTCTACGCAAGCGTTGACAGCCGCCACTTTCATGGCAGATGAGGCCCCTGTTGAAAGCGGCAGCCCAGATGTCCACTCTGCAGGATCCATGAATGTCATGGTTGTCGGGATGGTGTCGGCTCTGATCTTTGTCACAGCCTTGTCAAATATCATCTGCTATCAGCTCCTTTACTCCAGACCACTGCGGCCGCAATGCACAATACACCAGCAACCATCAACCCGGCTGGACGGTTCAACGCATCTACGCCCTTCCAAATCAAAAACGCTCCAGCAATTGCCAGAGCGTCCGGAATAATGCTTTTGAAGCCTCTGCCAATGCCAGGCAGGACTTTTTGCAAGCCTTTGATCAATCTCACAAGCTCCATTCCTCCGATAGTATTTTCTTGTTTATGTCAGGCTTTCTCTCAACAAGGATCGCCCGGGCCAATGCGTTCATGGTTGCTGCAACCGGATCGATGCGCTGTGTGTCGTCTTTGTGCTTCTTGGACAGTTTGATGTCTCCAAAATTGTTTTTAATCTCGACTGCATTGTTTAGACACCAGTCAAAAAGCGGGTTCTCTTCGTAAACGAAATTTCCAGTCAAAACTATTTCCCGGAATTTCTTGGTTGCTGCGTTCAATCCGGCGCATGTCTGAGGTATTTCAATGACCTTCTCCGATCCGTAAATATCTGCCAGTCTCCCTGCAAGGTCAATGGCATTATGACCGTCATAACAAATTTCTTTGATCTGCCATTTATGGTCCTGTTCGTTATCATAAATCCAGGTCTCGATATACCGATTGTCGGTCACAGATCCAGGTGTCAGGGTGCAATAACCATCGGCTGCATACATCACATACGGAATTCTGTCAGTCTTTTCATGCTCCGATGCTCGATTCTGTGGCATGAAAGCACTAATCTTGAATGCCCATTTCCCAATATCTTCAAGCCACCAAACCCCTGACGATCCAGACAGGTCAGTAGTCTTGCCAAGGTCAAATCCAACAAAGCACTCTTTACCGTCGGTCAGTTTTGCAAACTCTTCCCGACTGACTTTCCCTGCTTTCCACAGGTCCATGCAGCCAGACATGTATTTGTTTTCACTATCAGCCTGCCAGCGGTTCATGCGCTTGATCAGAAATTCTCTGATCTTGTCCGGATCGTTTGAATTGAACGCCTTGTTGTATTCTGACTCGACCTCTTCCAAAAGATGGTCACTGTAATCTGACCTGGCCCGGAACATTGGGCTGGCTTTTTGCCAGCAGGTTCGGTCATGCGGATTGTCCCAGTCATCAATCTGGCGGATCATGACAAAATAGTCGTCCTGGACCACTTCGCCGCGCAGGATTTTGATACAGAACAGGTCTTCTTTGTAACATGGTTTGTTTTCAGCGTCTGTGCCGGCCGTTGTGATGATGATTTCAAGGCATTGGGCTTTTTTGCCTTTACCGGTACTGGTTGTGTCTCGAACCTGGCTCGTTTCGTGAGCATGGTATTCATCGATAATGATCAGATTTGGCCGGCCACCGTCTTTGTTTTTGGTGTCCTTTGACAGAGCCTTGACCTTCCCACCCCTGGTCTTATGAGTGATCGAGTGTTTTTTGATTGATAGTCGCTTGGCGATCGCCGGGCTTGATTCCGCAATCAAGCGAATGTCATCCCAGACAATCTTGGCTTGTTCCCGATCGACAGCGCCACAGACAACCTCCGGACTGTGCTCATACACTGCAAGCTCAGAATGCCCTGGCGGATAATAGGCATCAGCCGTCATAGCATAGTTACCGCTTACAGACAAGCAAGCTGACTTGGCCTGACCTCTGGCTTCACGGACATAGGCTGTGTTGAATCTTCGGCGACCAGAGTCTTTTCGCACCCAACCGTAAATGCAGCCAAAGTCGAATATCTGCCAATCCAGCAACTCAAACGGCTGTCCTGAATAGACCCCGGCTACCTGGCGAGCCATGCCAAAAAAATCCACAATCCGGTTGGCTCGGCTTTCGTCGAAAGTGTACGGCCAGTCCGGATCCCTTGATTTCTCAAGATCATTCAAATGCCTTTGACATGCGAGTATTTCAAGTTCGCAGCACATTGACCTTTTATCGCCAAAGACAACATCAAGTGCATATTGCGTAACTGGATGCATACCATCACCCACCAAACATGTCGGCATCAGGATCGATGGCCTTTTCTTCGGCTCGTTTCTTGGCCAGTCTCATTCTTGACTCTGGCGTCAGTCCGAGCTTGTTGGCGTAGGATATGATCAATCGCTCCTGGGACTGAATGAGCTTCACGGTGTCCTGGTCTGCAATGCCTTCTTGGATCATTGCATCATAGAGCCGATCTCTGACGGATGATTGAACACAGTAGGCTGCCAGCATGTCCGTGTCCAGATCATCCAGCAGGCTGATGCCTTTCATGCGCTTGATCGTATCCCGCCAGTATTTGAATGCAACCAGGTCTCCTTTAACTCGATCCGGCGGACGAAGGGACACCTTCGGCCGAGAAAATGATGATTCAGCCTGCTGCCTGGCCTGCTTTTCAGCATTAGTCAGATGCTTTCTTGAGTTCTCAATTGATACAACATTGGTTGCCAAGCAATCCCTCCTCCCTTCCTGACTAGGTGCCGGACCCCGGCAGGGCCCCCTTAATGAGCTTCATCGGGGAAATTTTCAAACAGAAGAC